CAGAGGTAGCAACCTTGCTGGAGTAACCAGAGGTAGCAACCTTGCTGGAGTCACCAGATGTAGCAACCTTGCTGGAGTAACCAGAGGTAGCAACCTGGCTGTAGTTACCAGAGGTAGCAACCTTGCTGGAGTAACCAAAGGTAGCAACCTTGCTGGAGTCACCAGATGTAGCAACCTGGCTGGAGTCACCAGATGTAGCAACCTGGCTGTAGTCACCAGAGGTAGCAACCTGGCTGTAGTTACCAGATGTAGCAACCTGGCTGTAGTCACCAGAGGTAGCAACCTGGCTGTAGTCACCAGAGGTAGCAACCTTGCTGGAGTAACCAGAGGTAGCAACCTTGCTGGAGTCACCAGAGGTAGCAACCTGGCTGTAGTTACCAGAGGTAGCAACCTTGCTGGAGTAACCAGAAACCTTTTTTGATTTACTTGTTTTTTCCAACAAGAAATTAAATGATGCCTTTATGAATGCTGATAAATCTAGTTCAGCACCAATCTTTATTTTATCAGTTGCTATTTTTGTATCTTTACTATCTTTTTCTTTATTAATATTTCCTAGTGATTCGACTTCAGTAAACTTACATTCTGCAATATTGTAGTAATTTAAAACATCCATTGGATTTTCACAGAAATGGAATCCTGAATTACAAATACTAGGTTTTCCTGTTTGTTCGTATATCTTTCCAATTTCATATTGAAAATCACGACATTTTAAATCTTTGTCATAGGCCTTGTAGCCTTTAATTGTTTTCATACTTTTTATAAGTTAGTTTGCCTTAATTGGCATTATTTTATAATTTCTTACTTGTTTTCCAAACTTAATAGCTTCACTCTTACTAGTCATTAAAATATCAATTCTACCAGCGTATTTCTTTGATGTTCGGTCTAAAATCTCACACGTTCCATAACCTTTTATATCTATTAAGGTATGAAGTGGTAAATCACGTGATGCACATACTTTAACGCCTTTAGCTTGTAGGTCGCAGAGGTTATCTCCAGAACTACCAATACAAGGCGTAGAATCGGTCTGGCTTTCTTCTAAGTTATATGCTGTAAATACTGCTGTGTGGTTGTATTTAACTATATGTGGTGGAACGGAGGTATTGGCTGTTAATTCTATTTTAGCGCCACTTATTAGAATAATGATTGATGTAATGATGATTGTTGGAATTAAGTATTTGATATTATTGTAAGCACTTATTAATAAATACTAACATCATACAAACAGCTATTCCTAGAATAAATACTGTTAATGATATGTTCACTATTTTCTCAATTCTTTTTTCTTGTTTTAATTGTTTCCAACCAATTTGTTTGTTCATAAATTTAAAGTTATTTTTTAATTGGAGTTAAGAGTTAGTCTTGACCATCTCTCACTTCCATAATTTAAGTATAACACTTATTAACACGTAGAGCAATATATTTTGAAATATAAAATGTTTAAAAAAGCCAATGTTTTGCTATATTTTATTTTCAATGTATCTTGATAATAAAAGTTATCAACAGAAATAAAATATGTTATTTGCAAATTTAACTTTTCATTTTTAATCTTCGTAACTTGGAAATGGAATAAAAATACCACATCTTTCACCTACGACTTTATTTATAACATCAAATATTTTATCTATTTGCTCGGTCTTATTTAATCTTGTTGTTGATTTTGTTCCGAATAGGGCTTTTTGAGTTGGTCGCCATAAATACTCTTTTACATTGTATGGAGTCCACATTATATCTTTTGATATAACTGCTCGCATATCAAAGCCGTCATCGTTAAGAGCCTTTGCCAATTGGTCAAACCACAAATGTAGTGCAGCGTTCTGCTTGCTAGTTCTTGTTGACTTTTTATCTCTAAATATTAGTTCTTTTGTCCCGTGTTGACTTTTAATAAAGTTTATAAGTCCGTCCGGGATTTGTCCGTCTTTTATAATCCAAGTTTTATCTAGCATATTATTTTAAATTAGCAATCTTAATTTTTAAATCTTCAATTATAATTAACATTTGTTCGACCGTATAAGGTGGAGTTTGCCAACTATCAGCTTCAAGTTTAATTAACCAGTCAGCACCATATTCTTTTAAAAGTTTAAGAGCATAAACATCCAAACGACCATCATTATAAGTATTACAACCACAACATTGCGGTTTCAAGTTCCTTTCATCAAAATCTAATCTTCCGTGTTTAAAATGTCCTGCGTGAGTTTCTGAAATTAGAATTACTTTGCCGCAAGTAAAACAAATACAATGAGTTCCATTAAACGAATGTAACTTTCTGATATATTCGCTCATCAATTTCCAAGTTTTATTATGGACTGTTTTTAATAACTTTTCTTGATATGTTTTTGTTAAAACCTTTCTCTCTAATTTCTTTTTAGCCTTTTCTTCTTTCTTTAATTTTTCTCTCAGTTTAAAACAATTATAACAAAAGTTAGTATTAGCATATTTTGATTTTACTCCACAAAGTTTACAAAGTTTCTTTAACATTTAATTGATTTAGTTTTTCAAATTCTTCTATCTCAATATTTTGCTTTATCTTATCTAAGTTTTCTTTTATCATATTTAAAACAAATATCTGGTCGTCTATATTTTGGACAGGACTTTTAATAAAGCAATCTAATATTTCATTTGCTAATTCTACAAGGTCTTCACTTTCTGCGTAATCTTTCATTTTATTATATATTAATAACTTAACTGTTTTATAAATTCTTCTTTATTATAATTGTAAAAATCATAAAAATATCTGAAATCACCACTACTATTATCACTAAAGGTTTTATTAATCTTATACCAGAAACCAACACCGTCTACCGTTGGATTAATTGATAATATCTTTGTAGAAATATACTTACTGCCAACGCCCACTTTTCTTACAAATGTTTTACCAAGTAAATCTTCTTTAATCTTTTTTATAACATCTTTATTTTCAAGATTATTTCTTTTTTTTCGTTCTCTGCTTTCTTTTGATTTTCTGCGTTCAAACTTTAAATGATTTTGTATATTCTCATCGGTATAACCTTTTGATTTCCAGTATTCTTGTCTGTTCATATATTTTATCTCGAATATAATTTCATCTGTTCTTCATATTCTTCTTGCTCAAGTTTTGTTAATATCTTTTTTTTAAGATTAGACATTTTATTACTTCCAGTCTTTCTTATATTAGTCCGGTGAGTTCTATGAAGAAAAGAGTCATTACCATCGCTATTTACTGCTTCTTTTTTAATTTTATTATATTTTAATACTTTGCTTGTAATGTGCATATATAAAGACTATTTCACCGAGTATTTTGACAGTTTATTTCTCGGTTGTCTTGCTTAAAAGTTATTTTTTCTTCTGTCCAAGACACGGTTTTTAAAATGGAATTGAATCTAAAGATAATTCTTCCTCGTCAAAAGTATCTTCTTTTTTATAATTGTCGGTTCTTTCTTCTTTGTTAATAGAATTTTCTACTTTATCTAAAAATTTAAATTCACTAACGATAACATCGGTCTTATAAGTTTTTACTCCGTCTTTATTTATATAATCACTTGTTTTTAATTTTCCATAAATTGCAACCTGAGAACCTTTGTGTAAATATTTTGCAAAATTATCTGCTCCAATAAACACAACAAGATTAGTAAATTGAGTTACTTCCTGCATTTGTCCTGATTGGTCTTTATATCTTTCGCTAGTTGCGATTGACGATGATGCGACATTATTTCCGTTTGGCATTGTTCTTAATTCGACATCTTTAGTTAATCTTCCAATTAGAATTACTTTATTCATATTTTTTTATTAGTTATTTATTAATTAGTCTTCAAAATCAATATTTTTTGTTATATCAACTATTATAGGTTTAGATTTTTGTAGTTCAAGTTTTTTAAAGCATTCAAATATACGAATATTATCAAAGTCATAACTTTCATCTTCTATATAATTAATGGCTGATTGTTTATCTTTAAAGTTATAAATATCACCGTCAATTACAACAATAAAAAATGATTTTTGTTGTTTTGTTTCTTGTTGTCTTATTTCTTTTTGTTTTTTTTCAGTTCTTTCCATAATTTTATTTTACATTAATATTAATTAAATTCTTGTTTAAAAGAGTGTATTCGCTTTCTGTCTTTGTTACTCTATTGTCGTCTTCAAATATTACCTGCTTGGCATATTCAGAAAAACAGAAATTATCAAAGGTTGCGAAGCGTTCTTTTAATTGGTAGTTTGATTTTAGTCTTTCTAAATTCTCACTACTCCATTTTTTAAAGTCTACATAATCACTGATGTTTATCATATTATTTACTATTAATTATATCTACTCTGCCATTAATGGCGTTTATAAGTTCTGACTTTTGTATTTCAGTAAAATTTCCTTTTGCTATTCTTTCTGAAATTTCAATTAATTTATCTATATCTCTTGTGATAGCTATAAGTTTTTTAACTTTCTCATAAGGTGTTAATTCCGGCGCCGGCTCTTGTTTAACTTCTTCTTTCTTTTCATCTTCCGGCAAATCTTCCCCTGAATAAATATAAAGTCCAAGACCAAACATAGCTAAGTTTTTTACTAAACATCTCATTATGGTTTTGTTAATATCAAACATACTTGCTTGTTCTACTGTCTTTTCTCCATATTTAGTTGAATATTTATAAGGTTTATTTTTCATAGCCTTATTTGCTCCGTCCATAACTGGTAGCCACATCTCGTGTTTAATGTTTTCTGCATCAACTTCTGTAAAAACCATATATCCAAGATTTTCATCATAAAAATAAGGCAATCCTTTTTCATCTTTCTTAACTGAATAAGTTGCTTCTGGGTAAATCTTTTTAAATTCTGCCCAAGACCAAGACCAACTAAGATAAGTTAATCCGTTCTTTTTTTCTGTCTTATCATTTACGTTTATAGATAAGACTTGTTCAAACTTTGTTTTTTCCATACATTTTTAATTAAATAATTTATTTTTATCAAAGTTTATTAATGAATATTTGTAATCTCTGCCGTGTTCAGTTTTTATGTTCTCGCCTTTTATTTCATAACCGTCTTGTTTGAGCATAAGAATTAAAGCGCCGGCGCGACTTATAAAGTTTTTTAAGCAGAAATTTCGTGTTATAAATCCGTTTGTTTTTAGTTCATTGAGTATAAAACTCTTTTGCGAACCGCTGGTCATATATTTATTGTTAGTGAACCTTGTGGCTAAAATGCTCTGTGAGGCTCAAAATTGCGTTTTAAGCGTTGTTAGTGCCATAAGTTGCTGTGATACTTCTTTGTCTTCTTAGACTCAAATTTGGCAACATTCGGTTTATTCTTATTTAGAATGAATTTTGCCAATGCTCCATTTCCGAATTGTAGATTATTTAAGCATACCCATCTGTCTTTTTCTGACATAACTTCGACTAACTTTTCTGATACTGGTGTTTCGAGCCATTCTGTTAATTGTTCTGCAACTTTCTTAACATCTTTAGTGTTTATCATATTAGTCTTGTAAAAAGTTATTAGATGTTTCTTGTGGGTTTCCTGTTGTAATGAACGAATAGAAATTTTTGATAAAGTTAGGAGTTTCCCACTTATCAGGTTTAATGTTTATAAAATTGTTGTCCATATATTTATTGATTAATTGTGGTTACTTCCACCTATAAATATTATAATCCAATTAATTAATTAATAAAATAGCTAAAACATTGGCTTTTTTAATAGTGCGTTGTTAAATAACTAAGTTATCAACAGACATTTTACAGACATTAGTAAAATTGTTTAAATATTTAAATATTTGTTATAAAAATCTAATTCTTTTTTACATTCGTCAAATAATTCTTTAGTGCTAAATATTCCAGAACCAAATCCACCATCGCTATATTCTTCCATTCTTAATCTTAGTTCTTCAATTCTTTTCTCTGGTTTAAAATTATCTTGTCGATATTTATTGTCAAAGAATATTCTAAAAAAATACTTATGTTCTAAATCAAAACCAACAAATTCTTTAAAACTTCGCCCCCAAAGAATCGGTACTCTGATAAAATCTATTATTAACATTTTCTTTCTATTTTTTAAATGTTGTTCCATATAATTATTATTTTAGTTTTTCAATACAGTCCTCGCAATAATCACGGCCATTTTGTCTTATTGGGTGGTAATCATAACACTCGCCATAAAATTTAATACCGCACCGATAACATTTTGGAGCCGCTGTCTTTTCTTTTATAAGTCTATTAATATAAGATACGGCGTCAGTTCTGCAATTATTAGTATGTAGTTCGATATTATCTTTTAATACTTTATAGACTTTGCTTTTTTCAAATCTTATAGAATAACCTTTGTAATCAATCGACTCTCCAAATTTTAATATCTTTCCCATATTATTTATTATTAAGTTTATAAAATTCAATTATGTGTTTTAAAAATCCGGCCTTACTCTTTTTTTTCTTATTCCTGTCTATAAATTCAAAATCTGCCAAATTTATTGATATTGATTTAACAAATTCACTCTTATTAAAATCTCTTGTCTTGTGTTTTTTCATACTACCTGAGGTATCTAATGTATATGAGGTATAGGCTCTGCTTTACTCCTCCATCCGGGATAATCTTTTTGTCAGTATTCAGTGTCTCCTACCCTTTAGAAAAAGTCTAAAGTCTTGGTTTTATAAAGTGTTATCATCCCGTCTGTTATCGTTTCTTCGCCTATGTTGTTTTAAATGGAGTTGAACCATTATTTATAATTGGCTCCGGCCAAAACAAAAAAACCATCTTGGGAGATGATTCATCTGCTTTCGTTTCTTATATTCCAAAGAAACTAAGCGGCACAAATCATTTCCTAAAATGGTTTAAAGGTATTATATAATTTATGCTTGATTTACATCTCCTGTCGTTCACGACAATCTTTAATTTGATATTTTTATAATAGCAAATATTTTATCTAGTGTCAATACCAAAAAACAACCATATTTACTGGCTGTTTTTAATATTTTTTATTTAGTTGTAGGGTTATCCACTTATTTATTTGCTTTATTCCAGATGTCAGTTAGTTGGGATTTGGTTTTGATTACATCAGCATTAATAATTCTTGTTTCTCCTTCTAGTGGTAATTTAACGCCATCATAACCATTCTGTTTAGCGTAATTAATAGCTTTTTGATATTCGATTTCTAGGTCTTTCCATATCTGTTTATTTCCAGTATCTAATTCTGGTGAATAATCATTTATGTTTTTAAACTTAACACTAGGAATATCTTTATAGTCAATTATTTTAGCATTTTTACTGATTATATTTTCTGAAACACTACCACCTTTTTGTTTAGCGAAATCAGTTGCTACCTGCTTACCATTTGATACTGATATTCCTGAATTAGTAACATTACTAGAAGATAGGTCTTGTCCACCACGATATACAGGAGTTCCCTGTGCCTTTACATAATCTTCTGCTGTTTTAAAGTTAGTGGGGTCTAGGTTAGATTTTAAAGGTGTTTTTTCTACTTGTTTAAGTGGTGTTTTAGATACATCTTGAATTGTTAATCCCGGTTTAATGTTTTTAAAATAAGATTTAAGTTTAGTATTAGCTTCTTCTAACGCTTTTATTTTAACTGGGTTAGTCATTGTTTTTAATGCTTTTTCACTTTTAGATAATACATTGGCAATAGTTTTTCTGGTTTTAGGATTAATAACAAATTTACCAGCCTTATAAACTAAATAACTAGGAATACCAACTCCAGCTACTATCGGAGCAAATGTGGCCGCAGCACCAAGTCCACCGATACCAGCCACGGCAGCTGTTGCCTGGACTGCTTTATTTTTAATACCAAGAACTTCACCAATTTTTTGTAGAGAACGTCCGATAGCACTATCAGCTTCTGTAGCAGCCTTAGGAGCAATAATATCTAATGCTTTATATAGATTATGTTGTGTTGTTAATGCTTGCTTAACCCCAACATTTGGTGCTTTTGATTCTAATAAATTATTAATTGTATTTCTTACTTCTCTATTAGCAATAGTAAAAGCGTTTTCAGCTTTAGCATCAAATGCTTTTGGCTTCTGGCTTAATACCCAACTATCAAACTCTTTTCTTGCTTTTAATAATCCGCTTCCAGTCCCAGGATTTTGTGATATAAACTTTTTAGCACCTTCAATTAATCTATTAGCCATAATTTCAGCATCACCAGTTATTAATGGACTTTCTGAAAGTTTTACAACAGCATTATTTAATTTAGCAATAGTTTCTTTTTTTGGAATAATAAATTTTGTTTCTGCTACTTTTTTTTCTAACTCCTTTGCTAGATTAGTATTAATATTTTTTATAATATTATAATTTTGTTGATAAGTATTTTTTTGACTTACCGGAGTTTCTTTTAACACTGACTCAATACTTAACTGTTCTTTAGTTGGTAAAATTTCACTTCTTTTAAATATTCCTTTACCTTTTTCAATAGTTCTGGCAACTTGAGCTTCTTTTACTAACTTAGTTTGTTCGGGAGTAATAAGTTTTCTTAAAAAAGCTCCAGTTTCTTTTTCAGTTGCCTTTACGGAACTTTTTTCCAATGTTCCAGCGATTTTACTAACACCTTTTGATATTAATTTAGTTCCACCGGCAGCAAGTCGTGCAATTGGTAAATCAGCAGTAACTAGATTAAGAGTAGCTACTAAATTTTTAGCTGCTTCTGGGTGTTGTTCTGACCAACTCGTGATAGAACTAATTGCTTTTTGCGCTGGTTGTGTTTCTGCGACAGTTTTAATTCCAGCCTTAATTGGTTCTTTAATAAAACTTGGTAATAATTTTTTAGCAATTTCAAAACCAATATCTCCCAAAGCACCTGCAGCCTGTCCAGCAGTTTGTAATGCACCAGATGCTAAACTTTGTTGTCTACCCTTACCAGATATATCAGCGATAGTTACAAGATTTTCTGCTCGTTTGATTATATCACTTTTTATATTCTGTATTAAACTTGGTTTTTCTTGTGTTGATTGAACAACTTTAATATCACCTTTATTTTTAAGGTCATTAATAGTTAATGCTTTAACTTGACCTTTTTGTTGTAATTCTTGTAATGTCATATTATTTTATTGGTTCAAAGTTATTATCACCTAAAGATTTATATTTAACACCTCCAACTTCCACAACAGTTCCAGCTGGATATTCTTCTTGTGTAGTTGAGATATTACCGCTCGCTTCTTGTAATGTTTGTTTAACACGCTCTAACTCTGCTAAATAATCTTTTTCTGAAATATATCTATCTTTTAAAATTGACATTGAGTTTTCAAGTCTTTTACCTTCAGCATCAGATAAAGCACCAAGTCCACGCATTTGCTTAATAGCATCTAATGTTAATAAACCAACAAGTCTGTCTGCTTTTAACGCAAATGTTTTAGCTTTAGAACCAGGCAATATTGATTTCCAGGCTGAAATACCTGTAGCAGATTCTCTTCCTGGGTCATTAATTAATTCATCAACTAATGATAAAGCACTTTGTTTATTTTGTTCAGCTACAGTCATTTCTTTTGTATCCGAAACTAACGCAGCTACATCATTTTGTAATGCCTTTGGAACATTTGTAATTTTTGCTTTTCCGTCAGTAATTAATTTAGCCCAATTTTCCGCATTTGTTGTTGTAGTTTTTGAACCTCCAGTAAATCCTTCTGCTTGGGCAATAAGAGCAGCTACAGATTTTAATTTAGCTGGGTCTTGTAATTGTGATTGAAAGTCTTGATTTGGGTCTAATCCAACAGTAGCAGCACCATAACTTCCATTTCCATTATATCTCTTAATAGCTTTTTCAGCAGTCATACCAGAATAACCATTTGTAAGTAATAATTTGACAATAGCATTAATACCACTTTCAGGACTATCAAAGATTAATAAATTTCCACCATCGGCAGCCGAAGAACTTTCAACACCAATAACACCTTCCCAATTTTTAGTATTATCACTTACCTTAATATTTCCTGGGTTATTATTTCTATCAGAACGAGTAACTCCAGGATTTTCTGCTCTTGTGTCATAAGATGGTAATCCCATAATCTCACCAATTTGATTACCTAAATTAGTATTAGCAGAACTGATATTTTTAACTTCTCCAGTTTGTTTATTTACTAATTTAATTTCTCCATTACTATCAGTAAATGTATCCCAATTAGAACTTGATACTGTCTGTAAAAAAGCACCACTATTTTTAATAGCATCACCATAATTGGTTGATTTCAAAATAGAATTAACAGTAGTAGTATCAGCACCATTTTGAGCAGCAGTTACAGCTAAATCGCTTATTTGTTTTTTAGTATCCTTTTCTTCTGTTAAAAGTCTTTCTCTTTCAGCTATTACTAAATTAATTTCATCTGCTCTTTTCTTTTCAGCGGCAGTTAAATCAGTATAAGCATTGTTAATTTGAGAACTTAGATTTTCTAAATAAGTCTGTTGGTCTTTATATTGAGCATTAATAGCATCACTTGCGATATTACGAGCCATATCTACATTACCTTGATATGCTTGGGCAACAGCAGAAAGACCGGCAACTTCAATCGCTTTCTGTCTTGTTAATTTATCAGCAGTTCCACCAATAATACGAGATGAAATTGGAAGATTAGCGTTTTGTTCTTGTAAAGAATTAAACTCGGCTGTTACTTTTTCAATTTGTGGCATTAACTCTTGGACTTTAGCCACATTTGTATTAAGACCGTATTGATTCCAAGTTTGTGTTTGTAAATCTCTTTGAGCTGTTTTTTGTGTTTCAGAATAATCAGCCTGTCTTTTTTGTATTTCAGTTAGGTTGGTTTGCTCTTGTAGAGTCTTGTTTCTAGCCTCTAATTGAGCCTGTAAGCCCTTATTAGATGTATCAACGCCTGACATTAAGGTTTGAATATCAGTGTTAACCTCGGGCTGAATAGGGGTTATATTTCTAGCGGTATTGGTTGTAAGATTGTCACTAGGAATAGTAGTCGGTAATTTATAAATGTCTTTTCCCTGTCTAAATAATTGACTTTCAGTTAAGCCAGCAAGACCAGAAGGATTTAAAATCTTTGTAGCACCAGTTGGAATAGCCGGAGCGACAGGTGCGACAGGAGTTGGATTGTATTTATAACCTTGTTTAGCGGCATAATCCAAGTTGGCTTGGTCAACCGCATTTACTTTATAACCAGTCGCTATTTTTTTATTAAGGGCGTCTAGTCCAGTAATTTGTTGTGTGTTTAATGCCATATTTTTATGAAAGAGTTACGTATTTCCAAGTATTATTGATATAAACATAAAGTCTATAATCGGTTGCTCCGTCAAAGTATAAATAGATACAATCTATAAACTTTTTCGGTACATAACTTGGAACGGTTGAATTAGTTTTTAATGTTTTTAATAAATCATCTATATAAGATTGATTAAAATCTTCTTGTGTTTCAAATATAGGATTTTCGTTATCGATAGATTTAATTTCGTTGATGTCTTTTTTTTTAATTTCCATAGACTTTTATAGATGAAATAGATATTGGCATAGTCTCGTAATCATAGCTATTCCAAACAACAACTTCAATAAATAACTTATCTGATAAAAAACCAGTTGTATTTCCAGTAAATAAAACTTCTTCTTTTAAATTATTAGAATATACCGTTCTTTTATCTAGTTTTTTAACTTTAATTGTTTTAATATCAGCCACACCTAAATCAGAACCAAACGCAGTGTCTACAGTCCATTCTTCATTAGTTGTTCCGCCATTTGTTATTGCTGAAATATATCTTCTAACTCCGTATAGGTTGTTTCCGCTAGCGATATCTTTAACGATTATTTCATCACCAACTTCGTTGTTATAAAATGCCGCGGCAAGTTTCACTAAACTGTTGTTTCCACTTCCACTAGCTTCGGTATATACTCGGTCAATCAAACCACGATTTCCATCCCCAATATTAACAGCAATAGTTGACTGTTTAATTACACTGTCATCTAACGTTTTTTTAATAGGTCTTAAAATATTTAAACCAATTCCTGTAATCTGTGTATTTCTTGGTAGATTTACATAATAAATAAATGAATATGAAATTTCTGAACTTCTATATATATCGTGCGATTCAATTTGATTTATAAATCCATTACCACCTACTATTACATTAGTTATGTAATTACAATAGTTAACACAATAAGGAATACCTGAATTAACTACAACATCACCACCGCTTAATTGTTTTATAAGTGTCCATCCTGTTTTAAAATCATAACAATATACTCCATAATCAATCAAATTATAATCATTATAACTTCCAGCAAAGTAAAGTCTTCCGTTGTAATAAAACAATCCAGTAAAATATTCAGGTTCAACGTATGCACTAACAAAAGAGTCAATATCGGCGATGTTATCAAAATTTGATAAAATTTTTATTTGATAACCATCTGTGTAGTAAAGAGTTCCACGAGAAATAAATAACCAACCTGATTTATAAGCAACAATAGCTTTAATTGGAAAGTCAACACTCAAAATGTTTGTCCATCCGTTAGAAATTCCATCCCAAAGCAAAAGATTACCAGATGTTTTATATTCAGATGCTATAATTATTTTATCATTATTTACACTAAAACTCAATGCTTGATTTCTAGCTGGTAGTTGTTTATAAGCATCATCCGATGTTGTTCCATCAGCTGAAATCTTTGCGATATAGTTTCCATTTAAAATCATATACTCATTTCCATATTGTTGGATTTGCCTGCGCCAGTTTACAGTGACTCCACCTTGCCAGTTTTTAGCGGTAATCGTCGCTAATAAATTATATCTAGCATCATCCCAAACTATGTATTCGTCATCGTCCAAGTTTGTTAATGACCCAGAAATAGAGAAATTTAATGTATCATTAGTGCTTGTGGTTGTGGTAATTGATGTGATTGTATATTCGTAGCCTGTTCTTAGGTTAGTAACTTTGTCATTAACTGCAAAACCAAGTGTTACAAAATCTTTTGTTGTATCAATTAAAGTTGTAGTTGAGCCACCAGTTGCTTGACCTCTTAAACCATAACCTAAATAATCACCTGCGGAATAAATAATATTATTATCTTCTAATTCAAACATATCTGGATATAAACTTCCTATTGTATGAATTTTAGCCTTAGCTATTTTAGACGAATTAGGAATCAAAGAAGACGAGAATATACCGCCAGCGTTATTTCTTGCTAATAAAAATTTTGTTTGGCTAGCATCAAGTTTTTTTAAATTTAAAATTGATACTATATTTCCAAGTGTTAGTGTTCCGTATAAAGTTCCATTTCCTAGAATAGTTGACGAAGTAAGACCAGAAGTCATTATTGATTTACCATTTATAATTTCAGGCAAAAAGCCCTCGTTATAAACAAGGTTTCCATCGCCTGACCCAGTAAATTTATCTATTGTTATTAAAGGTTCTTGCAGCATATTAAAAGTTGGTTATTAAATTATTATTTTTTAAACTATACAATTCAACTCCAGTGGGTATATTATAACTATTCTATTGTATCAAATCTCCTTTAAAACTATATTTATCGAATAAATCCCATTGTGCTTTTGTTAATGGCTTTGTTTTTCCTTTCGTATCTCCGTTATTTCTCATATAAAATGTTAAAGCAATATCGCCTTTATCCCCAGTTAAAATCTTTCCGTCTAAGTATAGACCGAATTGACCGCTAGTTTCGACTTCTTGAACAAGAGTATTGTTTTCTAATTTTGGCTTTTCCATAGTTTTTTCATTTATATTAATTTTTAAACCTAGTTGATAGACACTTTCCCAACTATCTAATCCTTTAATTGCCGGATTATAACTGTCAAAGATTTCGATATTATAGTAATCAGCCATTAATACTGCGTGATTATAAGTATTATTAGGGTTGTAATATTTTCCGTCTTTTAAATACCAAGCCTTTACATAGACTTGGATTACTCCCTCTTTACTTGCTTGCTCAAATTTACTTCTATCAACCCACTCTCCGCTAATTACAATTCTTTTATTCCATTCGTCGGCTAGTTTTTGCCCGTCAGCAGTTCTTGAATAAGCATAATAATTTTCGCAAGTATTTTCTTTCGGGTCATTATTTAAAAGGTCAAAGTCTTCAAAACTTTCTGATAATAATCCTTTACTCTTGGCAGTGTTTAGAACTTGTTGACCGGAGTTCCCTTTATTTGGAACGGTGCCAGACATTACAATCAAATCTCTATCAGATAAGTTTGGTTTTCCGTTTTTATAGATATTATCAAGCAACCATTTTTGAAGTTCAGGACTAAAAGTATAAAATAATCTATCTATTAAAGCTTCAATTCCATTATTAAGACTATGAGAAACGCAACCATAGGTATCAAAATAAGTTCCGATTTGCTGTTCTAAAACAGGCAAATATATTTTTATACTACCGTTATCAAATAATATTTTAGGCTCGACAGTAGTCATACCGCCAAACTCTAAATCTAGCGGTTTGATATCTGGTAGTATTATAGCAGAGTTTAACTCCATATTATTTCAACATATTAATTATCGAATAAACTAGTAGAAAAAAGAACGCAACAAAACAAACACAAATAAAAGTTAAAATGTCGTCTGCTGTGAATTTCTTCATATTATTTTTCTCTAATTAATGTTTTAATGTCTGACTTAATTGTAGATATGTCGTCGCGCATTGTGTTAAATTCTATTCTTGTCGGGCAGTCTTTATCTTCCATAGCTTCAACTTTTGTTGTCGTGCTGCTAAAAAGCCAAACCATAGTTATTAAAGCTCCAACTATCGTAATTATTAATCCGACAGGGATAAGAGTATCGTTAGTAATCTTTCTTACTTTGTCCATATTATTTGTTATAAACTATTTTATTTGTGGCAATGTTAGCAGTTAATCCAAGAGCTACCAAAATACCATTTAATAAAACAGCGGTGTCGGCCACGATATAACCACGTGTTAAAGCGTAGGTAATTAAAAGTGCCAAGATAGCACCAATGGTTGCTTTTTTTCCACTTAACCAAGTTAATGTTTGTTTTAATAGGTTCATATTGTTTTTGTTATGACCATTTTACTGGTGTTAGTAATATGGTCTGTTTATAAATTGTTTATAGGTATTGACTTATTTTTAACTATATGCTAGTATAGTTATATTATAAATTAATTTAAAATCTTATGTTAATCAATTCAATCATCTTTGCTCTAGGTTTACAAATTATATTTTCCGAAAATCCTATGGCAACTTGCAATATTCCTTTCGTTATCGGCGGATGTCAACGCGGTAATGATATTGTTATTGGTTACGAATATAATCCAGACGAAGTTATGTATCACGAAATTGGACATAAACTTTTTCTATACGATGATGATGTTAAGAACTTATTAGCAAATTATCCAAATCCCCGTTATTACCCTGATTATGCTTATCCAACCGAAGACTTTAAATTAAATGAACGTGTTGCCGACTATTTCGAGATGTATATGCGTTACTCTGACTTTCCTGATAAATTTCCCGAAGTTAATGAACTTTTTAATAGTAAATTAGCTAAGTATAAAAAGTAAAACACGTCATTACTTTTTAATGCCTCCCAGAAATGGGAGGTGTTTTTATATAAAGTATTCTCCATCTATTACAAATTCTTTAGCATTTACTGAACTACAAAAGACGTGAGCATTAGTAAGGTCTGTAACTCCAAGAATACAAGATGTTAGATTTACAGTGGATAATGATGAACTTATTTGAGCTGGAAGTATATATCTGTTTGTGCCTAGAACTGAAAATGGTAATGTTAAAGTTGCGCCAGTATTAGTAGAACCAGCAGATCCATATAAAACGTAATATTGTATTTTTACTTTATTATTAGTTATTTGATAATAAAATCCACTATAACTTAATGTTGTTGGGGCTGTTCCAGACCAAGCAATTGTTGGACTTATTAATAGTTTTCTTGTTTTATAAACAGGTCTTTGTATCAAATTACTAGCAGTAAAGGTAGGAACTGACCAAGTATAACCAGGACCAGCGGAAAGAGTAGCGGCGAAACGACCTATGTTGACAAACGGGTCAGTAGAACTTGTTCCGCTATTAGTGCCATAAATTCCAGCTTTTTCGTTTGTTTCATTAGCCATATTAAAATCTGCTTGTGTTTTTGCGTATGGTATTCTTCCATATACTAAAACAACTTCACCAGCAGAACAATATGTTAGGTAAGTAAACAAATCTACTTCTTTTGTAGCTAATTCGGCACTTCCTAAATTAAGAGTATTTGCTCCCGCATTCCTTGTTATACTCAAAGCCCCCGTAATACTCCTCACCACTCCACCTATTTTAATTCTGACAGGTTTAGTCGCTGACGGTGTGCTAAGTGTTCCGTCTTCTGCTTCGTGTTGAAGTGTGACTGTTAGATTTCCACTATTGACTGTCACAGTAATATGTCCATTCTCCATTTCTCCCTCTTTTAAAGATTTACCAGTCATTAAACCTGTAAATGTAGGTGAAGCGATAGGTGCTTTCAAAAGAAGTGCGTCGTAAACCGCGTTACCGCTTGGGGCTATTGTTGTGTGTCCGTCTACTATGGAGTCTTCTACTTTAGCGTTTAGAGCAGTAATACCAGCTAATCCTCCAGCGGGAACAGCTAACCCATTCTTTAATGTTTTAGAATTGGCACCATCCCATTGTGGAATATAATCAGCTGTATTTGTTGCTGGTCCAGTGACATCGCCAGACCCATCAGTTCCCCTAGAAGCTAAAATATTCCAATATGATGTATCTGTTGGTATATTTCCAGTAGTATCGGCAGTACAAATATATGAACTTCCATTATAAGAAACTCCGTCATTTAAAATATAGGCAGTTCCGTTATCATAAGCACCTCTCCAATAAAGACTCTTACAAGCTATTTCCCATTTACCAGCAGTTAAATCAGTGGCGAATGTTCCTGATGTATGAGCCTCTAGGCAAACATATATAGTACTATTTATTGAAACTATATCTTGTGGACTATAAACAGTAGAAGTTACCCAATCACCTTTCCAGGTACATGATGTTCCGTTATCTCCAGTTTCACCTTTATCTCCACGAGGTATTGTAAAATCAAAAACAGCGGAGCTTGTAGTGCCTGAATTAACGACAGAAGCGTCAGTGCCAGCAGCACCAGTGGTTGTAGTCCCAGCGTCAGCAGTTGCGGCAGTTCCAGTATCACCTTTATCGCCTTTAAGTTCTGATTTAAGAGCTTTCTTTGTTGTGCCTGTAGCAGACATTGTTGTATCTGAAATATCAACAACAACAACTAAATCGTCATCAGCAACTGGCGATAGAGTAACTAATTCACTTATTTTTTTATCGTCTGCCATATATTTTTATTTATTTTATATCATTTGACCAACTACTAGTTGGTTTATTATTAAAAGATTGGTCTAAAATTATCTTTCCACCACTTTCTAGCAAAAGAAATCCAATAGCCTGTGTTAAAAGATAACCAACACCATCAAACCAACTAGATGATGGTTTAGTATCAGCAGAAAAACTATTAGTTGGTTTAGTGTCGTTTGTATAAGACATATTTATTCGTAAAATATTTTAGTATTACAGTTTGCTCCATTTTTAACAATAAATAATCCAGTAGTAAATTGGTCGCCTGTGTTAAATGTAATATCAAATGGAACTGTTTGATTAGACATAGCACCAGAACTCCATATTTTTGTTCCTGCTGTGCTTATTCCGTCATATATATCAACGTTTGCATTATTAACTACTCCAGATATTATCAAACTATGAATTGAACCAATACCTGTTTTTAATAAAATTCCAGTTGTTTGTCCTTCGTGGTAATACGGCTTTGACTGTGTATGTGTTTCTCCCAAAGTTAGTAATTCTAATGTGCTGGCATATAAATGTGTAACACTTCCAACACCAGTATTAGTATTCCGCATAAACGGTCTTAAATGGCGACTTCCACAAATAGGAAAAGTTGTTTCCGTTAAAGTGTGAACAAGATGTTTATCTATATAAAAGCTAATCTCTTTATTTGTGAATATAATCTCCCAAGTATGGAAAGTATTAGTAATCGGATAGGTAGTTGCATCACCGTTAAAAGAACCGTTATCTATTTTAATTTGGTCTAATCCTGTTGTATTTGCCACGATTGAAAAAGTAGTTCCTGATAATTGAAAGTATAACGAGTCGGCTAGGTCTGATAAAGCAGTGACTCCAATTTGTCTTGTGTTATTAGCAACCCCAGTATCTCCCGGTCTAAATGTTCCATATAAATGATTTTGACTTCCACCAATAAATCTTCCGATTGCGTTAGTATAAACTATTACACTAGAACCAGAATCAGTAGTTGTCGCTAAGTCGATTATACGATTTGAAATTGTGGCAGTTCCATTGGAGTTAACAACTGTAGTATAGAAATTTGTATCAGGTGTAGTTCCATTAAATACACCTCCAGCTATTCTTTTCTTTTGCGAAACCATTAATTCGTCAATCATTGTAGAACCAATTTCATCTCCCCAAGAGTCAAACAGTTTAGTTTCCTGTGTTCTATTTATTTGGTTTACTTTAATATCAACCAATTCATTTTTTAAAACATCAACTCCTTTATTATAAACTTCTCCAGTAAGTCCATTACCACCAGAAACTGTTATTGACATATTTTTGACTGCTCTTACAAGCTCGTTAAACTTTCTTTCTATTCTGTCATAATCAAATTCTTCTGTTTCTAATTCTGGTTGTTTTAGTTTATCTCCCAAAGAATTAATCATCTTTTCTAACTCTTTGATAGGAAATTCTGGGATACCTTCTATTGAAGCTAGTATTGAATTAATCTGTTCATCATTTAAAGCCATCTCTGTTGGAAACTCTGGTATTAAAGTTTCTTTAAACACCCCGATTGCCTTAATGGCTGACTCAACTTTTATTAATTGAGTTGACATTTCATCAAGTGGTATGTTCACAACCATATCCTTACTGTTAACGCTTTGTGTAAGGCTAAAAATTGACTCGTGTAGCGTGTTTAATTCTTCTTCGTATGTTTTTACTTCTTTAATATTAATATCGCTTAGAACGCCTTGTAGAGCCTCTAGTTTTTCGTTAAGTTCTGATAGTTCGTCAAAGAAAGCTAAGTTGGGCTCAGCCTCTAATATTTTTAGTTTTTTTAGCTTTTCTTCGTTCATATTATTAATTATTCAAAGTTTTGTGTTTTACAACTTAATATTGGAGTCCCTTCATCTCTGAATCTCTCTGAGTAGAAATCTGATAGTGATTGTTTGCCTTTTTCGTAATCAATTTTGTATTCTTGTAAGCTAGGTGAGTTAGGTTGTTTTGTTTTTAACCACTCAATAGACATACCAAGTGGAACAAGGTAATGGAAAGGACTTGAGAATCCCGGATTTTGAATTGTGTCGTCATAAGTGAAGTCAATACCAGCCCGTTCAAAGAAAACTTTAATGCCACCAGTTGATGAATAGTTAATAACTGGTAATAGTTCAATAGTTCCATTGATTAAAAAGTAATGTGTTGGAGTTCCTGACTCGGTTTCTAAATCCCCAATTGCTGACTCATTTTTATTTTTATCAAATACTTTTAGCTTAACCCATCTTCCGTTTTGGTCTTTTATTTCAATTCTATTAACGGTTAAAGCGTCACTCGGCAAAGCGTAACGATTAGTTCCACTAACTAAATCAGTAGTCGCTTGCGGTAAGTCAGTGTTGTTACTGTCGTCGTATTGCCAAGAACCTGTTGAATTATAAATATTAAACCACAATTCTGACATTACTTTTTTTGCTTTTAGAACAAATGTTTTTAAATTATTGGTGCTACCAGATATATAGCCAAAACCTAAATCACATAAGTCTTCGCAACTCTGGATTATTCCGTTTCCGTTTGTTGTATCGTTATAATTCATAAACTTTATTAATTATTTTATAAAGCTCATCTATGTTATCACTCCATTGAAGATTATCTTTAACATAGTTATAAGCATTTTCACCTATTTTTTTTCTTAAATCTTTATTATCAATTAATTGTTTCAATTTCTTATAAAAATCTAAACAATCAATAGCTAACAACCCAGTGTCTTCTTTTATGTTTTCTGAATATGGGTAAGTCTTTGACGCCACACAAGGAATTTTAAACATTGCGTATTCCATCCATTTGATATGGCTTTTACCCCTGTTAAACTCAGTGTTAAGAAGTGGAGCGATACCAATATCCCATTTCTGCTCTGACATCTTTTTAGGATATCCTTCCCAAGCACTTGTTCCGCCTTTTATATTTACCCTTTTGTGATTATCATTATTTACAAAATATTTTAAAACCTTTGGAGCTGTTTCGTTAGTAAGTCCGCCCATTAATTCAAGATAAACATTTGGGTATTCGTTCATTAATCTGTTAATTGCTGGCATTACTAATTCTAAATCGTTGTCGTGTGTAGTTGACCCAGCCCAACCAATAACTATCTTGTCTTTATTCTTACTACTTTTAAAAGTCCAGTCATTTATATCGTTGTAGTTTGGAAAAGTATAAACTGGTGTGTTAATATTGAAAACTTTTTTAAAATGTTCGCTGTAATATCTAGTTAGCGGAACTGTTGATGTAATAACGGCGTCAACCATTGATAGATAAGCTGAAAATAAACATCTCTTTTCACTTCCAGGATAATAATACTGATAAGCTGGCTGGTCTGGCATTACTTCAAAATAGTTATCGTCTAAATCCATAATCAATTTCTTTCCTAGTCTTTCGCAGAAAAACTTTAACATCGCCGCCGCTTGTCCGTTATCAATAGCCTTTGTGATTATAATGTCGTATTTACTAACAAATTCGTTCCAAAAGACTTCTGGTTTCTTTCCTTTAGATTGTTCGCTTAATTCTTTATTATAAATATCAACCGAGATGTCTTTATATCTCTTAGCAAGTTCTTGGTATGGTTTTACTATTCTGTAATAACCAACGCCACCATATAAATTATGTTTGGTACGATACTCATTTGACGACCAATCTGTCATTATAACTGCTATTTTCATAAACTTTCTATTATTTTTTTAATACCTTCTTCAAGACTTACTTTACAAGGAACGGATTTAACCGGAGTTTCCTGTATGTATGAGTCTGGTTTATCAATGTAAATTGGTTTTATATCAGTTTCCAACACTTTGTTAATGGTTGCGATAATCTCATTAAACGAAGTATTAATCCCTGTGCCTATTTCATAAATACCTTCTGCCTTATTGCTCGCCAATTCCATTATATTATCAATAACATCGTCAATATAGATAAAATCTCTTGTCTGCGTTCCATCTCCCCAGATTACTGGTCGTTCTCCGTTATTCATTTGCTTACACCACTGATATATAATTGAAGCGTATTCTCCTTTATGTCCTTCTCCTGGACCATAACTAGCTGATATTCTTAAACCTAAACTTTTAATATTATAACCTTGTGCTATTTCTTCTAATGCTGATTTACAACGAGCGTAGCTATTATTCTTATTATTAACAGTAGCCGATGACGGATAGACTAGATAAGCGTTATTTCTTTTAGCTAATGAGCATACTTCTAGGAACGAGTTGATAGTTTCTCTCATACAATAATCCAAGTTCTTATTAAACAGGATTACTGATGATGGAGAACCAAAGAAATAAATTATTTCTGACTTATTGTTTGGTATAGTTTCAAACTCTCCTATTCTTTTTGCTATCTGGCTTCCGATGAAACCATTTCTACCAATCAAACACTTCATATTATTTTAGTTTATTTCTTACTCTATCAGCCTGAGACAATTGCTCGGTTGGAGTTTTACTTGTTATTTGGTCTTCGTGGACTCTGTATGTCGCCATTATCTCGTTTAAAAACTTCGGTGTGTATCTTTTGCCAAGTTCTATCCAATAAGCGTAATCAGACGCTAGGTCATTTTCTTCATCCATTAATCCAGCGGACTCAAATGCTTTTCTAGTCCAATAAACCGAAGGTTGCGGAACTATGTTAACTTTCATCATCCTTTCAAAGTTCCAAGGCTCTCCCAACTCTCCACCACTTGTTAAACTTATCTTACCATATAACCATTCATAGTCTTTTATTTCTTCTTCTACTCTTTTTAAAATACCGGGAACTAACATATCATCATCGTTAGCCCAACTAATTATATCTCCTGTCGCTATCTTTAAACCTTTATTCATAGCGTCTGTTATTCCACCATCTTTTTCATTAAAATACTTTATTCTATCATCTTCTGGTAATAAATGTTTAATAGACTCTCCACCATCTCTAATTATAAGTTCAAGGTCAACATACTGACTAAGAATTGAGTCAACAGCTTCCCTAATATACTTCGGTCTATTATAGGTTGGCATTATTATATTAAACTTCATAAATTGCCCAGAACAATTTTTGGTTTTGTCCGTCTGTTATTTTTTTAAATACTTGCTTATAAGGAAACATTTTATTAACCATTTCTTCGTTCCATAACGAATAATGGCACGGGCTTAAATCTTTATCAAAATTAACCTGTAAATAAATAATTTTAGATACTCTGGCTAATTCTTTCGCCATTTTATCTGGGTTTGGTGTGTGGTCAATAACATTACAGCAATAAGAATAGTCAAACTCTTTATCTTTAAACGGTAATTCTTCCCCGCTTATTTTAAGGTGATTTATTCTTGTTGACTCCTTGTAAATGTTCTTATATTCATCCATTAACGGGTCTATTGCTACAATATTGTTATTTGTATCTTCAAATACTGAAAGCGGACCGCAACCAACATCAATCCCTTTTCCTTTTCTATCTCTTAAATCTAGGAACTCGTCTATTTTCCAATTATCTTCGTTGCTTCTAAATAACTTGAAGTCTTTGTTGTTGATAAAGTTTTTCCAAAAACTTATTTCGTGTTGTTCTTTATTCCCCATAGTTTTCATCTCTATATATTGGGCTGAATATTATATTCTTACCTGGCATATTCTTAATTTTATCAAAATTATTTACAACATTCAAGACAAACAAGTGAATTATATCATAATTATCTAATTTCCAAGGCTCTAATCCGTATGCGTCAGTTATATCAACTTCAACACCAAGCATTTCAAGATATTCTTTCGTATTTTTTGCTTGTAATAGGTCGCCTCCAGTTATTACGTCATTTGGTCTTGTCCATAATAACACTTTCATATACTTTCTTTATTTGTTTTGCGACTTTATCCCAAGTCATTTTCTTTAATTTATCTCTAAGCTCTATGTTATCGTCTTTGGCAAGTGATTTTAATATAGCTTTCTTAATACTTGACACAACACCATATTTACACCACTCAGCATTTGGTATGTCTTTCCACTCACAGTGTTCGGCTACTACTATATTTTTAGCTTGGCAACCAGCCTCCATAACAACTAAAGGCATAACTTCGGCACGAGAAGCAAGAATAAACACTGAACAACCAGCATATAGTTTTAAAAGTTCGTATCCTGTCTTTTTACCAACCCATTCAGCGCCGGCTTCAATACATTTCTGCAAATATTCTTTGTCAGTGTCTTCTCCAACCATCACATACTTTAGTTTTAATTGTTTACAAGCTTTGGCAACTTCTAATTGTCCCTTATGAGGCTCTACACGCCCCACTGTAAGCACATAATCCTTTGACCTGGGAACTTTATTAAACCAGAACTTATCAACGCCGTTTGGGATAATGTGTATCTTTTTATCGTCTATCTTTAAATGTCTTTTAACTCTATCAACTTCGCTTGGTGTTAAAAAAATACAAGCGTCAGTTGAGTCTAACATTATTTGTTGTATATTGTATGGAACAAACATATCGCTTTCGTGGTAAATCATTGAGCATACGATTGGCTTAGCCCACATCCTTGCTACTCCCATTTGAACTTTAGTCCATTTCATTGAAAAGTTCCAAAGATGAACTAAGTCAAACTTTTTATAATTCTCTGCCGGTAAATAAATTGGCTGTTCGTTTATTTCTGTTTCTATATCAAACTCTTTAATGGCTTCAACTGTTTTCTCTAACTGGATGTAATCGCCACCCAACCAAGAATTTTTCGGTCTATTTTGATAAACTACTTTTAATTTGTTCTTCTGTTGGGGCATATTTTTGTAATTGTAATTCTTTAAATTCTTTATCTAATGCTAATTCCTCGTCTTTCATTGTTAGCCAGTGCTTGGCTAGTTCTAAGGCTTCTCCAACTGTTCTGTGAACTCTGCCGGTGTCGTCTTTGTATTCTTCTCTAACTTCTTCGTAGATGTTATTGGCCGGTATAGTTCTGCCAATAAATGTATCAAGATAATAGATGGACTCTATATCAGGCACATTACATTTTCTAATGTTAAAGTTCTGGTCAAGCTCTTTTAGCTTTAATTCAAATTCTTTTATAGTCATATTGCGTTCAAACTCTACTTGGGTTGGGGAGTTTGAAACCCGCCCAAGTAAAGCAATATTAAATTAATAAATTGTTGTAAAAACTAAGCCGAAACACCGCTCTTTATACAAATAATCCAATTTGCGTTCAATACTTTAGCAACCATAGTAAGTTTCCAACCAATAGTTGAGAACATATTTAATGGGTCGTTAGTAGAGTTAGCACCGGATTTCTTAACATAGATATGCTTATCAGGTTGACCCTGTAAGTTAATCATACCATAAGCGTTCATACCGAAAATAAATGTGTGATATACAGTAACAGTTGAGCTAGTAGTAACTTCATTGTTAGTTTCAATCAAATCTACTCCGTGTAATGAACCAATAGTACCATCTTTTACTTTAGTAGCGTCTGTATAGATTTGAGCTGATAACCAAGTGCTATCACCACGCAAATCATACACAGCTGATACTGGAACAATACCTTTGAAATTACCATTTGCGAAAGGTCGGGCAAAGTTTTTCTTTAAAGTTCTAACAGCTTTTTTAATTTCTGTTGAGCTTAAAGTATCAGTAGCGGCAACGGCAGTAATGTTGGTTTTAGCACCAGCTAATTGTTCGGTTGCGTTAGCAGACAATTCAGCGGCGATTAAAAGGTCAACAGTATAACCAGCGTTGTAACCTAATACTTGTGCGTGTTCTTTAAGACCTTCGTCAATAGAAGTCATTTCAAATAAAGAACCAATAACAGTGTAAGAACCATATTCAGCAACAGTAGCGGATACAATAGTAGTTGACATATCAACAGCACTAGGGTTAGTTGCTTCTGTCAAAGGAGTCGTAGCGGCTGCTAAAGTTGAGAAACGGTTGAAATATACAGTTTTTCCAGAATTCATTGGAACAGTTCTTTTTTGAGCGCCGAAGTCATATCGTAATTGGGCTTCTGCTCTATCTAAGAAGTTCTTATCGTAGAAAATCTGCATTAAGTTTGTTAAACTTGTCGTAATTGAATACATATTTTTTTTATGTCCTCTAACTTATTATTTAGAGGACCGTATTAATTCCTCCAATTCAGTTGGACTCATAGACTTTAATTGAGCTTCAGTATATTTCTTCTCAATCGTGCTTGTATTTTCACTAGTATCAACAACAGCTTTTTCAGCTTTTGCTTTCTCTCTAAGTGTATCCAAGGCAGTTTTAATAATCGGGTTTTCTAGGGCTTTCTTTCCGCCATATTGAGATAAGAAATCAATCTCATCATCGTTATAGCCTTCGGTTTTAAGCTCTAGTTTTTCAAACTTTTGACTAATGTCTTCGTCCATTTGATTTGAAGGTTTTTTTGTTAAATTCTGTGGAGATTTTAGACGAGCATACAATTTCTTGTTTGTTTCCTCTAATTTTTGTTTTTCCTCTTTTAAGGCTAAAAAGTCTTCAAGGGTGGGAGTGTTATCTTCGTTCACTTCCACTTCACTTTCAGGAGTGATTTCCCCGTCGTTTAAAGAGTCGGCGTTCTCAATTTTTTCTTCTTCCATACTATTTATGATAGTTCATTATTGAGCTTTTTAATGGTAGCTCTATAACCAATAATTATTCGTAAGAATGTTTCTTTTTCTGTTCATCAATTCTACCTACCATAACATCAGCATCTTCAAAAAATCTTTTAACTAGATTATAAAGATGTATCTTTGCCTTAGCTTCTCCTTTTATAGAAACAGTCGTATCTTTGCCATCTAGGTTTCTTATATCAAGTAATGGCTCTAAATAGCTTTCAAACATAGCTTTCACTAACAACCAATCTGGGTCTGAATATATTTTTTTAACTTGCTCTAATTGTTGTTCGTTTAATACCATATTATTGTAATCTAGCTTCTAGTGATGTCTTTGCTGGAACTTCGTTGCCAGCCTGTGGTGCTTGACCTTGCATTGCTTGTCCTGCTTGCTGCTCTACCATCATATCATTTCTTTCTTGTTGTGCCATTTCTAACTTCATAGGATTAATACCAATCTTCTCGGCGTATGCGTAGAATAGTTCTCTAACAACTGGGTCTTGAATAGCTCCTGGATTTGCCATAAGTGTCTGTAACACAGTAAAAAGATTTTGGCTCATAACAGAAGCGTCTTCTTGTTCGTTCTGAATATTAATATCAAACTCTATCTCTAAGTCTTTATAGAATCCATCTTTAATTAATATATATCTGTTAGCTCCTTTCTTTCGTAAATCTTCTAATAGTTTCTGTTTAATTAATTCTTGGTCAGTTATAACACCGCTTAAAATATCTTCCTTTGCCATTCTCCAAGATAAACTATTAACAATTCTTTCATCTAGTTTTTTAATCTTGTCTGGTCCGCCGGTAAAAATCATTATATGTTCAGGGGTTAAATCTTTTACACATTGTTGAACAACTCCGTCATTAAAGAAGTCACGGAACATATTACCAAGGTTTTCTCTTTTAAACTTAAACACTGAGCTTGAATTTCTATCTTGAATAACTGCGTTGGTGGCCGGTGTAGATGTTGGTAGTGCTTCTCCCCTTACTGCGTCATAAGCAAATGTTAGCTCTTTGGCTTGGGAGGCATAACGAGCTTCTTCATTACTGAAAGCTCCCATATTTCTTTCTTCATTTGCTAGGGGAGTAATTCCACCGTTAGCTCCAGCCATCAATACAGCACCATTGCTTAAATCTTTTAATATATTCTTAACAATAGTTCTGTCTTGGGTCTGAAATATATGTTTAGAACTAATAGTCATTGACTCTCTCTTTTCGTTTGTCAATTCGTTGATACGTTCTTGAATAGGAAATAAATCTTCTACATTACCAATACCTAACCAGCGACCATCTGTTTTATCATAGTGAGCGTCTTTAAAAGGATAAGCTCCAAACCATTTAGACTTGAAAAGTTTTAAACCTTCTTCTTTGACTACATTTCCTTTATCGTCTTTGCCAAAAGTATCTACGCCGCAAACTATTTCAACTGACCGCACCATTTTCTTTTCACTTCCATTTTCTTTTAACCAGCTTTCTGGCACTTCACCAAATCTTTCGTAAACTTTAATAAGTGGTGTTGAAATTACTTGATTAAGTGTTTCTGAATCCATATAAGAGTCAGGAGCTTTATTCTCATAGAACTTAGTAATAGCTTCTTCAACATTTTCCCATCCGTCTTTTACCTTTTCTCTTAACTGGGTTGGTGTTAAGTTATGTTCTAAAATAATAAATCTTGATTCTTGAATTGATTTTACAGTCGGGTCTAGGATTAATTTACGAAGGTCAACAATTTCAGCACCTTTCTTTGTTTTTTTTACTACTACTGAACCGAATATAGGTAGTTTTTCAGCTATCTCGTTCATTAAGTTAGCAAACTTGTTTTTCTTTAACCAATTCTTTAATTCGTGTTCAAGTAACATTGTCCCGATTTCATTATTTGGTGTTGTTGATATAAGTCTAACATCTTTTGTATCAAAGTTTAAGAAACGAGTAGAAACTTTACAAGGTGATTTTACAATATTAAAAAAGATTTTCTTTCTACCGTTCTCGTCTAACTCACCACTAACAAAACGAGAGTTGTAATACAAGTGGATTTTCTTGATAGTTTCGTATTGATTAAAAGAATAACCTTCAACAATAGAGATGTCATTGTCAATGAAGTCTTTCTTCTCTTGTCTTATTTGGGAGAATATATTTTGTGCTTCCATATTATTCAAATTTTTTATTTATTATCTGGTGATTATTATATATTTGTTCCATCAGATAATTGTCGTTTATTACTGGCTCAACGCAGTTAGATACTAAAGCATATCTTATAGCATCAAGTCCGTGGTCGTTGTATTTAATAGGAACTTCTGGCTCTGGGTTATCTGGTCTTTTATCAGGATAAGAATATGTTTCAAGCTCCCATATTAAGTTCTTACATTGAGCGCTTATAAATAACCTGTTTTGTTTTAATAACTCTCTTACTTTTGATATTCCATTTTTAATTGAGTCCTTACCCTTATTTACTTCTAAGCAATTAATTCCTTTATTCTTTAGTTCTTGTATCTTATCTGGTGCTTCTGGGTCAGGATAAACTTTATTAACCTCTAATGATAATATGGTTTCAGCTATTTGGTCATTAGTTTGTCCTGTCTTATACCATTCTGTATCAATCCAATATCTATTATCTCTGTCTTTTAAAATCTTATAGATAGCTGTTGGATTTGTAAATCCGAAGTCAACTCCAGCTATCTTTTCTACCCAATGGAAATCAGGTAGTTCTTTATAAATATGTCTATCTCTGTCAAACTCTTTATAGACAAGTCCTTCTGTTCTTTTAAACTCTGCTAGATATTCTTGGGCAAACCTATCTTCTGTCATTTGTGATTTCAACTTATTAATCTCTTCATCGTCAATGTGTGTATTGTCGTATGTAGTAAAGTGAAATGACTTCCAATCATCGCTCTCGTTTTCTAGATTATATAGTTCGTAAAAATGATTAAATCCTTTGGGTGTTGATATAAAAAGAACTTCTCCCTTGGTATCTGTTAATGTTGGGATAATAACTTCTTGCCAGTAAATCCAAAAGTTCCTCATCATAGCAACTTCATCAATAACGACAAAATGAAACTTCTGACCTCTTAATGTTTCAATACTTTCCCAGCCTCTTAATTGGATTAAACTTGTAGTTCCGACTAAATTATTTACTTCTATTTCTAATCTGCTTTCATTTATCTTATTAGCTACTGGTTTTAATTCCTTAATAAGCGTCTGCCATATAATATCTCTTGCTTGACCGTATGTTGGCGCTATATAAGCAATCCGGCATTCACTAGCAATAGCCTTACCTTTAATCTCCTCTGAGGCTAGAATAGTTTTACCAAATCGTCTTCCACAGTTAGCTACCCTAAATCTATGTGTATCTCTAGCTATTATCTTTTGACTCGGAGTTAATAACATTTTTTTCAGCTATATCTTTATCTATATTAATTGAAATCGGTTTACCGCCGCTAGTTAAATCAGTATTAATTGATTTACTATAATTCTTTTTATCTAGTGTTTCTTTAACAAACTTAGACATATCAGCCACTACTTTTAAAGAGTCCTTATCACTGATACCTAAACAAAGTATACCTTCAATGTTATTATCGGCTAATAATAGCTTTCTATCTCTTTTCCACCCCTCAATTTTATCTGCTATGTTTAGATAATTATCGCTATGATATGTATATAAAGTGCTTTCTGGCATTCCGCAAATGTTAGCTGTTGTTTTTAAATCATTTCCAGAAAGAATAGACTCCTTAATCTGTCTAAGCAGTTCTTTATCTTCTAGCATTGGTTCTGGTCCTGGTATTTTTCCCGCCATAGTATTATTTCTCCATTATTTATATATATATATTTACTTAAATCCTATATTATTTTTTTCAAAAGTTTCATCTACCCATACATCGTATACTGGAGATGATTTATCTTTTCTAATAGCATTCATCGCTGATGTTGCAATTATATATTTTCTTACAATAAATCTTTTATTTCCTGTATTACTCATTGCTATTGCTATGGCTTGTTCTTTACTTTTACCGTATTTTATTTCTGTTTTAATATTAGAACTAATTACTTTATTATTCGAACATTTTTTTAATGGCATATTATTTTCTATGTGATTTATTAACTGCTTTATTTCTTCCTAGCTTTTTCATAGCAGTAGCATAAGCTATTTTTTTTTCTTTATTAGTTATTCCATCTTTACTTTCTGATTTAAGAATTGCAGATGCTATTTTATGAAATTTAACAGTATGTTCTCCTTTTCCTTTAGGTGCTTTTAATCCTTTAGATGAATAAATATTTTTAATTGTTTTTCCTTGAGCCATATTATAATAACTTATTTAATAAATTTAATATTTACAAATTTATATTGTCATCTTCGGACGATGTCTTTTTTGGTTTATTTTGTAGTTTAAAAATTTCCTGATTAATAACTTGTAATTCTCTTTGACACGCTTAAATTGTCGATATCAAATCATACGCTCTAGATTTTAATTCATTCATATTCATATTTAATATTATTATACATTTTTTTAATAAAACAAGCAAGGTTTATTTTTTTAGTATTAAGTTTAGTCTATCTATTACGTTATTATAATATTCTAAACTATCTTTTATATGTTATTATTTTCTTAGTATTTTTTAATTTCTATTTCTATATAATCGTTATCACTTTTAAATTTCTCTAATACCATCTTTTTAATAAATCTATCATCGTCTATCATACCAGCCTTTACAATTATATCGGTTAATAATTTCTCAAAGTTTCCGACATCACTAGTTGAATAATATTTTAAATATAATCTATAACTAACTTCCACAATTCCACATACTTTTTCGCAACCCTTTAATAAGTATAAAAATTCTTCCTCATATATTTTATAATCTTATGAATTGTTTAATTGGAAATGAGAATTCAAAACAAAACTGACACTGTTCTGGCTCCCAGTCTTCGCCATTATAGCAAGGTCTTGTTCCGTTATTATCACAATCGCTATTTATACATCTAAATCTTTTATTATACTCCTCCTCCCACTTTTGTTTACAATCATCAATCGATTGGTTGACAATTTGTTTACAATTAATTTGGTATTCTGTGAAAACATCAAAACCAAGACCACAGTTAAACCTATCACCTAACAAAGCATCTTCTCCGTCCATCCTAAAAATATACCCATATTGATGATGACCGAAGTAATCATCCCAGCAATAAGCCACTTGCTCTTTACCAGTCTTTGGGTTTATAAGTTTTTTTAAAAATGATGACATATTAGTTTTATTTAATAACAATTTTTTTTAATACTTTAATAAATTCCTTAACATATTTACCGTTTAATCCGACTATAATACCATTAACATCAACATCTTTATCAATTAGCGAACCAGCATATGTAAATACTTCTGTTTTTGGGTCTTCAATATAAATATCACCGTCAATATGAACGTCTATTAAACCACTTACTTTAAATCTTTTCGTTGTCTTCATATTAGTTTTATTAGGGATATACTTGCCCGATTAGTTAGTTAAAATAATTATCACAAACTACATTATCATTTTCTTCTTTAAAGCTATCATCTTCTGGCAAAAATGTTTTATCAAAATATTTATTTTTTTCTGATAAAACTTCATATATTTTAGTGTCAACATAACTCATTCCAATAGTTTCTCTCATTGAAAATTCATTTATTCTATGTTTAGCGTCTTTAATATTTTTTGCTAAAACATATCCATCACAGGCAATTAGTATATTTGAATGGAATTGAAATTTCTTCATATTAGTTTTATTTATAAATTATTTTTAAACACTCAGCGATAATTAAACCAGCTACAATAAGTAGAATTAATAACCAGCACCCAGTATTGTCATCTATTGTTTTCATATATTTTATATTAGTTAGTTAAATCTCTTTCGTTGTCTTCATATTAGTTTTATTTAGTTAATAATTAAACATTTGCTATTTAATTTTGAAAAACCAACATTGTTTTCACATTGTAAAACTAAATTTTCTTTCCAAATTACTGCTTTTCCA